ACCTTCAATCTCAGCATCTTCTTCCATAACTTCAGCCTGCTTCTTTGACTTTTCGGCAGCAACAGCACCCTTACGAGACTGTGATGATGCACTAGTATCTTTTGATACTTTACCAGAAGCCTTAGCAGAAGGAGGAACATCTGTATTATTAACAAGTGGAGCACCAAGGTCCTGTACGGCGTTCATAGGTGCATTAGGAGGTGTTGCTCCTGGATTTGAGAAAGGTCCTTCACTGTAACCTGAATTTGGTTTTAGTGAGGACTTTGCGGTTGTCATAAGCTTTGCATCGCGATCAAATGTACCATTTTGATCTGGTGTTACAGAAGGATACGCACCTTCTGTAATGATCTTCTTTGCAACTTCAGTAAGTGACTTACCCATATTAGATTACTCCTTTTTTCTATATTATTTATAATAATTAAATTTTTGAGAGGAATGATTGCCATACTTTCAAAGCAACATCCTCAATTTCATTTCTAGAAGCCTCTTTAATTAACTTCTTAGCTTTTTCGTGATGAACTGGCATCCAACCTTTTGCAGTCAGAATCCATTCTGAGTCTTCCATAATACCTCTAACAAACGCATCTGGTGCAGAAGGGTCTGCAACAATATCGGCTGCTGTAGCCAAATGAAAATCGTCTTGTACAAGCTGGAAACCATTTGCTGGTTTTAGAGACCCTACGCCTCTAGTTGAAACTCCAAGACTCGCTCCACCATCTAAAAGACTTTTCACAATCTTACCATTGGGAGTATCTAATATTTTTGCTTTACCCATAATATTATTGCCATCTGGATATAGCTTTGTGATCATGTGTGAAACACGATCTAGATTAATTGTAGGTGAATCTGGATGTCCTAGTTCTCCAAATGCACGGTTCTTATTAACATAGTCATTGTTATATCGTTGAACTTCTCTGTTTAATACATTATAAGGATATACTCGTCCATTACGATTCTTCTTCTCTGCCTGCATGAATATGCCTTCGATGGCATATTCTTTCTCACCTGTCTTTTCGTTTCTTTCTACTAAGTACTGTACGTTTAGTACTTCTTCGGCTATGAGTTTCATTTTTATCCGCCCAATCTTTGTCTTTTCATAAGCGACATTTTACGCTTACGAAGAATTTGCGATTTCTTTGCTTTTGTTTTTCTGGCTGCCATTTTGGCACCAAGTTTTCTCTTTCGACGTTCAGAAGCAGACATTCGAGTTAGTTTACCACCTCTCAATGTCATACCAGGAACGTTTGAAACCTTCTTACGACGTTGTACTTTACCGCCACGAATACGAAGCTTCACGATTCCAACACGAGGTGCTTCACTGAGAGTTTGTTCATCATTTTCTTCTTCTAGTCTCTTTGGTTCAATCTTTATCTTCTGCATTGGTTTGCCTGAAATGTTACGCATAACAGGTCTTTTCATATTTGCTCTAGAAGAAGGAGATAAAAGCTTTAGTTTATCTTTAGCTACTTTTAACAAACCTTCTTCAATATCATCTTCTTCTAGAACACCCATACGAAGTCTCTTTTGTCTCTCACTATGAGTATTCTGTTCACTCATCTTGGCTGCATACATCTTTTTCATCTCATGAATTTTATCTTTCATGACATGTTGAAACGCTTCTTCTAAGCTTAGATTTGCAGCTTCATAGTTTTTATTGATTATATGTTCTACTAAATTTTTCATATTAGATCCTATTGAATGCTACAGGGTCGGCGGTTTGTCCCGCATCATAGTCTCTCGAATCTTTTCTTAAATCGATAAAAAGTGTTATCGCGTCTGTTGCAGATGGTGACACAACCGAAATTAAGATATCACCTGTTGTATTTGCATCAGGATTTGGAATGACAGTAGCATCACCCATAGAATCGAAAAAGTAATCGAAATTACCATCGGTGATTGCAATTATATCTTCAGTGTTCGCACCATCCCATGTCAATTTGATATAACCATTTGCTTTTGCATTACCAAAAATTCTTTTAACTGTTGTGCGATATACTGACTTAGGATGTGTGTTAGACTGCATTATAAAACTGTTTGCATTAAGAGCATATTTTAATTGTGAAACATCAACAAGAACAGTATTTGCAACAGCAGTATCGAGTGTTGCAACGTACTTGATTAAAGCTCTTTTATTGGTGTCTACAATTTTTTGTTCTTTGATTACGTTTGCCATTTGTTGTTTACCTTACCGCAAATTCTATAACTTTTTTGAAAGAATCGATATTTCCTTCATTGAGCATTTTTTCGAGTACAACCTTATTCTTAGAGTTCAAAGATTCGTGTAGAGTATTAAATTTTTTAGCTATATTTCTATTTATAGTAACTTTATTTTCACCTACAAAAATTATGCATGAATCTTGATCACCTTCAGCAATTTTTTTAATTGATTCTGATATAGGTTGATTATAGTATTGTAATTCTTTTTGTTGTAATCTTCTCTGGTATGTTGTTGGTGTATTAGAACTCGCAGGAGAAGTAGAAGTGTTCGCAATTTTTTTACCTCTGAACTTATAAGAGAAAGTTTTTGGTAATGTGCGTTCAGCCTTTCTATTATCATCAACATTTTCTTTTGTTAAACTCTTCAGATAAGAAGTTTCCATTCTTCTATTGAAAGTTACATTCGGATCAAAAGATTGAGGTTTATTGATACCAACTTCAATACCAAACTTATGTGGTTGACCTCTACCCTTTTCAACATCACCTCCTCCAATATCAGGAAGAGAAGGTCGTCTACGCGGACGTCTCAGTTGATTATTTCTGTTAGCTTTGGTTGCCGCCAGTGTCTCAGTGCTTGAGATAGCTTTAGTATTTGCTATGGTTTGAGCTTTTGCTGGTGCATCAACTTTAGCAACAGGAATATCTGCTTGAATAGGTTTTGCAGGAATATCTGCCGCCGGCGCTTCTGTTCCTGTTACTTGCTGCGGTTTATCCTGTGTTATTCCAGGTACTCTATTAAGTTGTTTGAACAATTCTTCTCTATCTGGTGATAGTGTAAAATCTGTTGCGCCAGATTGCTTGAGTCTTTCGCGCTCTTTCGCTTTCGCAGTATCTTTAAGTGCCTTATCAACATCACCAAGTGTTTCTGCCGCACCAGGTGCGCCGCGAGCTAATCTTTTAAATTTAGATTTATTCTTGAGTAAGAATTGGCCAGCTCCCTTAAAAACATCCAATGGAGAAGAATTAGGTACAGTGGCGGTGCTTCGTGAAGACTGTTCTTCAAGTCCAACCTTTCTACGATCTAGTTGTCCATAAGAGGCATATCTTCTTGCCGTGTTAATCTTACTCTTCTTTTGTTCAGGCGACAAAGAAGGATCTTTAGCTTTCGCTGCAATGTTTACTGCGCTTCTTTTTCTCTTCAAGACATCAGTTAAAACTGATTGTTGCTTTTTGGTTATTTTTTTACTTGGAGTTGGAGTTGAAGTGGTTATTTTTTTAGTGGCCTGCGCCGCTTGAGTTTTTGACCAAGGTGAAACGCTAGGTGTACCCACAGATGACGTATCGGATTTATCTGTTTGTTTTACAGAAGGCACAGATGTTTTTGGTTCGATCTTAGTTGGCTTAAGAAACTTTCTTGCAAAAGCAGCACCAGCTTTGGCACCTAATCTCTGTGAAAGATGTAGTTCTGAATCTGAGCTATAAGCTTTTTGTAATTGTTTATAATCAGGATCACTCAAGTTTTGCGGCTTCTGTGCATATAGATCGGCTTTTTTAAATCTAGTCTTACCTTTACTTGAGGTATAAGAATGACTTACGTAACGGGGATCGTCTTTTCTAACATATTTGATATCTCCGTCATAATCATATCTTGAACTCAATTCTTCATTCACTGATCCTATGGTTGGTCCGAATGGAATAGTAACGTACTTATCTAAAGCCTGTGAATAATACAATCCAACTTTTTGATTGTCTGAATAAACTCTGATACCTTTACGTTTTAATATTATTACATAAGGCATTTCTTTGTCAGTAGGAAAACTAGAAGAAAATCTAGGATCAGACTTCGACAAATGACTGGCTTTACTTTCACTCAATAGAGATTCACGATGGTGTACTTCATCAATAAGAGTATTTGCTAGTTCGAATAGAATTTTTCTCTCGGCAAGAGTCAAGCTATTTGGATCTTTACTCATTGTCTTTTTCAAGATTGCGAGCTTTTTTTCTTCAAACAGACCAGCACGAATTAAAGATGCTAATTTGTTAGCACTCATAACATCTGTACCCGAATCTTCTCTGATTTGTCTGAATCTCTTCATAATTTTATTACCTTTAGACTTCTTTTGCCGATGTATTTTCTTCGTCTAGCTTCGAAAAATAATTTTGAGCAATATCGATCTTACGTTCTTCCAACTTTTCTACAACCTTTTGCATCAGGGCGGCTTCAAGGTTTTCTTTCATAAGATCAAGTTTCTTTTCCATAATGTTGTCTATTGCTTCTTTGATATGCATTTCTATAACTCCTTTTAGATTATTTATTCTTTACCAGTTCTGCATTGAAAAATATTACTTCTCTGTTCAACTCACCTGTGTAGCCATTGCTTCCAACAAGTTTGTTTGGACCTGAAGTCAATTTCACGGCAGTTCCTCTTGGTAGCAAGAATTCTCCTTCACCAGGTGTTGTAGAGTAATCATCAACATACATTCCTTTTGATCCTTCTTTGATCAAGAGTTGGATGATTATTGTCTGTGCTCTTCTATTTTGAGCAGGATTTTGACCACCAAAATTTAAGGCTATGCTAGGATTGATAGTCGTTGATCTATATCCTTTAAAACGCATTACCTGACCAGGTTTAAAGTCTTCTAGTTTATATCCACTACCTAAACTGATGTAAGTTAGAAATTCTTTTGGTGAAACAGACTTATTCAATGCAGAGTCCAAAGCCGCGATCTTAGCAGGTAGATCATCATCTGAAAATTCAGGTTCAATTTTTTTAGCAGGTATACCTGTAGGTAATGAATATAACTTTTCATTTATATCAAGGTAATCTTCACCTGTATACGACTCTATGGCAGATAATTCATTCTCGTCATAATTTTCTGGTGCATAGTGATTTACAAGATCATTATGATTCTGTTCAATATCTGGTTTCAAATTATTACTATAGCTACCATAATCGTCAGAACTTATTGACTTAAATGAGTTGGTTTTGACAGCTTTATTGAAAGGAACAAGTTTGTCATTTTGAACTATGTGTGTAATTTGACCTAATTTAGGATCTTCATATCTACCAAATCCTACATATACGAGTCCTAATCTAGCTGCTTCCTGTGAGGAATTAGATTTTGGTTCTACAAGAGCACCGCTCAAATCTTCATATATAAACTCACCAAACTTTTTCATCAAACTAACTCCAATTCATTAGGTCTTACTTCAAATTTAGAAGGTAGAGGAGCTTGTTCTTGCATTGGTTGCTGTTGCTGAGGTTGTACTTGCTGTTGTAGCATTTGCTGTTGTGCCTGAGGAGGTAAAACTTGATTTCCTCCAACACCTTGAATAGCGCCCATAACAGGTTGTCCTGTCATAGGATCGATAGGATTACCCATGGCATCCGTTGTTGGAGCTTCAGCCATTTCTTTTGAAATCTGTTCGTCTATTTCTTCAATGTCTTCGTCTGTCTGTTTCAGAACATTCTTACGCACCCATTCTTTTGAATAATATCTACCAACAAAAGGATCAACGTATTGCAATAGAAGAATGCGATTTGTAATAAGTTCGCCTTCTTTCAATTCAGTGAAGTTATTATCTTTCTGATAGTCATAATAAACTTCTTCTTTAAATTGTTTCCATTCTTCGTCTGTACAAATTCTCTTCAGAACAAGCTGTGTGCGAAGAAGATCATCGAATAGAGTTGAAAACTTATTACGAAGTCTCTGTACAAACTTACTGAATTTTAGTTCTTCTCTCGTGATTTCGCTTGTTTTACCTAAACTGAAACCTTGTTGATTTTCTAATCTACCGAGAGGTACGCCTAGAGATTTATAGAGTTTCTGTTCAAAATACTTGACATCTTCTAATTCTCCAAGGTTCATACCACCAGGCAGTGTAGTAATTTCAGTGCCTTTTGAACCTTCTCTTCTAGGAAGCCAGAAGTCTTCGAGCATCGAAAGATGTTTGCGATCATCTTTAATTTCGCCGGTGCTACTATCATAAACAAGTTTGTTACGATATTTGACCATAATATCTCTAAGGTATTGTTCTGCTTTAATCGTTGGCATATTACCAACATCAACGTAGAAGACGCGACGTTCTGGTGCGCGAGATAGTCTGTAGATAACTGTGGCATCTTCTACCATTCTAAGCTGATTCAGAGGTTTAATAGCTTTATGAAGATATGATAGAACCATTGCTCTCTTTGCGTCCATAAGACCAGAATTCACATTGACAACAGAATCTATAGCAATCTTAGAACCAAGATTAGAATGAGCACCGACAACACCTCTTTCGTTATAGAGGTAATACTCATTCTGACGCTTGATTACTTCCATTCCAGTTTTTGGATCTTTTGTTTTTTGAATTTCACGAATCTTACGAATACGACGAGGATCTATATAACGAACTTCCTGAATACCTAAATTTGGTTTTGTTTCATCGATAATAACATGATAGAATAATCTACCATCAATATACCAGCGACGAAAAATATCATGACCCATATTACCGAAATTCAATAACTTCAGTATGTAATCGAACTCATCTCTGATCTTCTTTTTTATTTGTTCTGGTTGTTTTAGATCATCGGTGTTTAGTTCGACGGACTTACTATTATCATCATTGACAATTGCTTCATTAACGATCTCATCTATTGCAGTTTCCAATTCAGGCTGCATTGACATTTCACGATAACGGGTAATAAGTTCAATCTCGTTGCGAACAACACCATCGAGATCGACATAAGTTCCATAATAAGAACCAGACTGAATAACAACAGCGCCGTCTTCGTTCTGTTGAGGAGCGAACGATTTGATCTGTTCATCCTCTTGAACTTTATTACGGCGAGTTATTTGAAAACCAAAAAGTTGCAAAGAATATACTCCGAAGAATGAGGACGGGAGAG